AGGCTGGCGACATCATTGCTCACAATGGACATGGCTTTGACTACCCAGCTATACGTTTACTGTACCCCCACTGGAATCCTCAAGGAACTCTTATAGATTCACTGGCATGGACAGGCGTGGTGTACACAGACCTTTATGACCGTGATATTGCAGCACTTAGAAAAGGTAAGCTGCCTCCAGAGTTTAACACCCAGCGTTACACAGGGATGCACAAACTGGCAGCATGGGGTTTCCGCTTAGGGAACAACAAAGGTGACTTCAATCCGAAAGATTATGATCACACTTGGGGTACTGTTCCATTCTGTAAAGATATGGATGACTACTGCACTCAGGATGTCGAAGTCTTAAGGAAGTTAGTGGAGCTTATCGAATCAAAGAACTACAGCAAAGAAGCATTGGAACTAGAGAATTCGGTTAAGGCTATTGTCTGTCGCCAAGAGCGGTACGGCTTTTACTTTGACGTTGATGCCGCTGATCAGTTGACCGCAAAACTTCAAGTGAGAGCTGCCGAATTGATGGAAGAAGCTGCCAAGGTTTTTCCTCCCTGGTATGTGGAAGGCAAAAGTTTTATCCCTAAGGTCAATAATAAAAAGATGGGTTACACCAAGGGAGTGGAGGTTACTAAGACTGAATGTAAAGTGTTTAACCCTGGTTCCCGTGATCACATTGCGGATAGATTTCAGAAGGTTCTGGGATGGGTTCCTCGTGAGTACACACCTAGTGGTAAGCCTAAGATTGATGAAGAGATCATGGCTGCATTGCCTTGGCCTGAAGCAAAAAAGATGACGGAATACCTTATGGTATCTAAGCGTCTAGGAATGTTGGCTGAAGGTCGGAATGCTTGGATCAAGAAAGTTGGTGCAGACAATCGTATACATGGTCGGGTTCAAACCAATGGCACTATCACAGGCCGCATGACCCACTCATCACCCAACGTAGCCCAGACACCTGCCAACGGTAAGCCCTATGGTCTGGAATGCCGCGCCCTCTTCACAGTGCCATTAGGTTCACGCCTCGTCGGTTGTGATGCTGGCTCACTTGAGTTAGTTGAACTCTCTCATTACATGGCTAAGTATGATGGTGGGGTTTACGCAACGGCTGTATCCAAAGGAAGCTCTAAGGATGGCACAGATGCCCACACCCTCAACAAAGAGGCACTTCAATTCAACTCAAGGTCTCATGCTAAAACGTGGATGTATGCCTGGCTCTATGGCTCTGGAGCCTACGGCTTAGGGTGTACCGTATTAGAAGACTTTACTGACGAAAAGAAGGAAGCCTTCAACAAGGCCTTCCCTGCCGGTGAGTCTCGTGATGCCCAGATCGTCCGCTTTGGTAAGCGTTCAATCAGTCGAATTGAAGGTTCCTTACCCGCCCTAAAGAAACTCATTAAGACCGTCAAGGCTGCCCATAACGGACGAGGTTATGTTACCTCACATGATGGCCGGATCATCTATACCCGCGCTCAACACTCTGCACTTAACACCTTATTACAGGGTGGTGGTGCGGTAGTAATGAAACGTGCCCTTGTGATCCTTGATCAACAACTTCAATCATTAAACCTTAAACCAGGAGTGGACTATGAGTTTGTTGCAAACGTCCACGATGAGTGGCAAATCGAAGTCACCAAAGAAGAACACGCTGAACTCGTTGGAAGAACGGCAGCAGAAGCAATTACAACAGCAGGTAGGTACTACGACCTCAGATGCCCTCTCCGGGGGGAATACGCGGTCGGCCAACGGTGGAGCGAAACGCACTAAACAATATGAATCCACCAACCACGGACGCGCAAGGAAGTTACTCCGTGGTGCAACACGGCGTTCTAAGAAATCAGGTATGTCCGTCACCCTCACTGCGGAATGGATACACCAACGACTAGAGGAAGGTGTTTGCCAAGCAACCGGACTTCCCTTCTGTATGGATAGTAACTCTTTTAATTTCACCGCCCCCCTATCACCTTCACTAGACCGCATTGACAATGACCTTGATTACACGCCTGAGAACACGCAAGTAGTCGTATGGATATTCAATAGGGCCAAGGGAGATTGGGGGGCTGGGGCGTTACAAGCCCTCGCTAATGCACTCGTAAAGGTGCAAGGAGAAAAGAATGTTTAATTTACTTATAAAGCCTCTCGCTGATTTAGCTGGAGTATTTCTTAAAGGTAAGGTTGAAAAGGCCAAGGCTGATTCGGACTTAAAACTAGAGACTGTAAGAGCCAAGGCCGCGGTCATTGCAAAAGTGACCTCGGGTGAAGTCTCTTGGAATCAAAGCATGGCTGATGCCAGTGCGAGTTCCTGGAAAGACGAATGGCTTACCATCTTAGTTAGTATCCCTTTGATACTTGCCTTTACAGGGTATACCGATGCGGTGACTGAAGGCTTTGCAGCACTAGAATCAATGCCCGATTTTTATAAGCAAGCCATTGCAGTCGTATTCGCGGCGTCCTTTGGTATCCAGAAGCTCACCCAGATGTTTTCTAAAGGGGGTGTAAAGTGAAAGAGCTATGTTGCCTAGAAGGTTTTGAAGAGGCTCTGATAGGCCACTCGATGAAGCCTGATGGGCACCTCGTTCTCTGCTATGACATTGAGAAAGTTATCAAACTCTGCATGGAGTTCCAAGAGTGGGACTATGCCGCCGCCTCCGATTACTTTTGGACATCTCTACGCTGGGAATTCGGTGATGACTTTATCTACATCTCATGTGAAGAAGATTGGCTTTATGTCCAACCTGATGAGTCCTTACATTAACTATAAATACAGAGAGTAAATGAGATGGACAATAAATGGCGAATTAAAAAACAAAAGGATGGCTACAGTGCGAGGTACATACTACAAAAGCGTTTTCTAGGTTTTTTGTGGTGGTATAACCCCGACAGCTTTGACGTGTGGACTAATGGTGTTTATGACACGCTAGAAGAGGCAAAAGAAATACACAGAAAGAAAACTACACCCTTAACCACAGAGTATTTGGAAATATAACGCCGCTATTTGCGGGCACGCTTAACACTACATACAGAGAGTAAATGATGACAACCCTACTCATTGATGCGGACATCGTGGCTTACAAAGCGGCTGCCCGTAACCAACAGACCTATAAGTTTGAAATCGGTGACTGCCACCACATAGATGAAGAGCAAGCGAAGAGAGATGTGGATGCCGTCATTGGTGAGTACTGCGACATCCTAAAGAGCAACACAGTAATTGTGTGTCTCACAGACCCCGCAGTGAACTTCCGCAAGCAACTCTGTGACAGCTACAAATCAAACCGCAGTAAGACAGAGAAGCCCTTACTACTTAACTACATCAAAGGGTATCTCTCAGAGGAGTATGACTGCTATCTAAGAGAACGCCTTGAGGCTGACGATGTGATGGGTATATTGGCAACGCACCCTACGCTCATTAATGATCACACGATTATCGTGAGTGAAGATAAGGATATGCGAACGATTCCTGCTGATGTGTACCACCCACACCGCCCAGAGAACGGCGTGATGAGTATTTCGGTACTCGATGCTCACCGTTTTCACATGTACCAAGTGATCGTTGGTGATCCCACTGATGGCTATGGGGGCTGCCCTGGTGTGGGCAAGGCTTCGGTGTACGCCGAGGAGGTTCTTGGGGCTGATCAAGATGAGCTTTGGGATATTGTCCTAGAGGCTTATGCCAGTAAAGGTCTGACTGAAGATGACGCCATACTCCAGGCGAGGTTTGCCCGGATACTTCACGCCCGTGATTACAACTTTAAAACCAAGAAAATAAAACTCTGGACACCGCTGTGCCTAGTCTAAGGGGAGGCCCATGAAAAGATTACCGTTCCTATTACTCCTCAGCCTTGCAGTGACCTCCTGCACATGCAATGTTGAGTTCAACATTTTCAAAAAGCGGGAGGTCATAAAGGCCACCTGCCAGGAGTACAAGACCTCCCGCCCTATAAGGGCTAGAGATTAAGACGCACCCTAGTATTAGGGACTATACCCGTAACCTCACTGAGAAATCAGTGGGGTTTTTTTTCGAGGTCTCAATGAAACCCTTACCAATTTACACAAGTGACCTCTTAGAGGAGCTTGATAAAGAATATCCTCTACGTTGCATTCTACCCTCTGAAACTATGGAGCAAGCCCATAGATATGCAGGTGCAAGGGATGTGATTGACAGGCTCAGGCTTAGGCTTGAGCGCCAAATCAAAAAAGAGATGGAATCAAACAATGTGTTCAGCAAAGCCGCCAAAGGCCCCCGAAATTAAACTCCCCCAGTACATGACGAATCCGTTTCTTGATGCGGAGCGTGGTGGAATGGCTAGTACGGTTGCCGCACGGGCAGGCCGTAGCGCCCTCACCATACCAAAACAGACAGGTCTGGGTATTGGATTCACAGGTCGTAATATCAGCAATGCCACCACAGGCACCCTAGGTATCCAAGGCAATCGCCGAGTAAATCAAGGCAACAGCCTAACAAACACGCCACTTAATACTTAATAGGTCATTCTATGGACACCATTAAAGATTCATGGGAGAAGCTACAAGGTCAACGGTCAGCGATGCTAGAAAGGTCTCGCGACTGTGCCGAGCTTACACTCCCTTATGTCCTGCCGCCGGAAGGTTATGATGGGACGGGTGGCTTACCTACCCCCTACCAAAGCCTTGGTGCTCGTGGTGTTAATAACCTAACCAGTAAAATGCTATTAGCCCTATTCCCCACAAACACGGCCTTCTTTCGTTTTAGCCTCAACCCTGAATTAGTTAAGCAACTCACAGAAGAAACCGGCGCAGAGAGCGCACAGATAAAGGGGGCATTAGAAGACGCCCTACGTCTGAGAGAGAACCAATTATTACGTCGCTTAGAGACTGGCAACCTACGTGCCACGCTGGGAAGTATCTTTAAGCATTTGATTGTGGCCGGTAATGCCATGCTCTATTTGCCCAAGAAGGGCTTGAGTAGGATGTACGCCCTCGATCAGTATGCGGTGAAGCGTGACCCCATGGGAACCGTAACTAAGCTCGTTATCAAAGAGAAGGTTCATCCTTCTACTCTGGATGAGAAAGTCACTTTGGTATGCCAAGTGGTTACTGATGGTAGAGATAACACTGAAATGTGTGAAGTCTACACCTGCATGATGCTCACAGAATCGGGTGGCTACGAGTGGCACCAAGAAATTAATGACATAGAAGTACCTGGTTCAAAAGGCTCTTCACCAAAAGGAGAGACACCACCTTATTTACCCCTAAGATGGCAAGCTGTTTCTGGCAACGATTATGGCATAGGGCTTGTTGAAGAGTACCTTGGCGATCTGAGAAGCCTGGAAGGGTTAATGAAGTCGGTTATTGGATTCTCCGCTGCCGCTGCCAAGATCGTCATCATGCTTCACCCTAATTCGAGTACGGACGAGGACTCACTTGCGACCGCAGAATCAGGTGACATTGTTGAAGGTACGATGCAGGACATCGACGTTCTCCAGTTGGATAAGTACGCCGACTTCAAAGTTGCGAAGACGGTGATGGATGATCTCACCATGAGATTGTCACACGCTTTCTTACTACAGTCGGGAACAGTCCGTGATGCTGAACGTGTTACTGCTGCTGAGATCAGCGCAATGGCTCAAGAGCTTGAAGATGTACTCGGCGGTGTCTACACCGTGATGTCCCAAGAGCTTCAGCTCCCACTTGTTAAGCGACTCATTTCATCTGAGAAAGCCGCTGGGAAATTCCCTAAGTTACCTAAAGTTAAAGGTGAAGATTCAGTTGATCCTGTCATTGTGACTGGTTTTGATGCATTAGGACGGGGCCATGAGTTGAATAAACTTAGAGGTTTCATCCAGGACTTAACAGGCATGATTGGTGAACAAGCTCTTGGGCTAATTGACCCCTCGAAGATTGCCAAACGCTTAGGTCATGGACACAACATTGACGTCAGCGACTTCTTGAAATCAGAAGATCAGATGCAACAGGAACAGCAGGCTGCACAGCAACAACAGATGCAGCAAACATTACTTGAGAAAGGTACAGCCCCAGCAGTCAGCGGTATGGCTCAGGGTATGAACCAACAACAAACACAATAGAGGAGCCTTCAATGGCTAACGCAAAACCAAACCGGATGGCAGTTAAACCGGCCCCACCACGAGTAGCCGTTTCTGAGGCAGGTGATAAGCCTGCCCCTAAAGCAAAGGGTTATAAGGATGTAAAACTAGATAATGGTGATGTTATTCGCACCTATCTTTTTACAGATTAAAGAAGGGGGATGAGGAATGGTAGATAAATTACAAGTAAACCCAGAAGCACTTTCTGTCGAAGAAGATGCGTTGAATGCAACCAGTACAGCCGCAGCACAACTCGCGGGTGAGCAGGTTGACATCAAACACTTTGGCAAAGATGGTGAGGGTGACATACATATCGACTCTAAAACAGTCGTGAATACAGCCGAACGACCTGAATGGGTGCCAGAGAAATTCTGGGATACCGAGAAGGGTGAAGTCCGCTTGGAGCAGATGGCGAAGTCTAACGCTGAGTTAGAGAAAGCCTTAACTGCTAAAGGCCAGGCTCCTGAAGAGACTCCTGAAGAGACTCCTGAAGAGACTCCTAAAGAGACTCCTGAAGAAACTCCTAAAGAGACTCCTGAAGAAACTCCTAAAGAGACTCCTGAAGGTTCTGATAACGCCATTGAAGCGGCCCGCCAGCAGTATGCTGAAACGGGTGAGCTTGGTGAAGACAGCTATGCTGCACTCGAAGCCGCTGGTCTTGATAAGGCCACAGTGGATGTTTACCTCGCCGGTGTAAAAGCTCAGGAAGCAAACTATCAGAACCAAGCCTATGAGAAAGCTGGTGGTTCTGAAGAATCCTATACGGAGATGGTCACTTGGGCGCAGCAGAATCTCTCACCAGAAGAGATCAGCACATTCAACACTATGGTTGGAGATGCGACCACGATGCCTTCAGCCGTTGAGGGTATGTACCTAAAGATGCAGAAGGACACCGGATCAGAAGGCGTCCCTGTACAAGGTAACAACTCTCAAGTCTCAGGCGGTGAAAGCTATGAATCCGCACAGCAGATGATGAAAGATATTGCCTCAAAAGAATACAAAACTGACAAAGCGTTTCAGGCGAAGGTCGCCAATAAGATTGCAAACGCAGAGCGTAGAGGTATCAACCTCTTTAGCTAAGGCCCCCCTTGGTTGGGGTCTCCTCCCTCAACCTCAAGTCCTACCTCTGCAATAGGGGTAGGCATTAAATTCTTGCCAATGTAGGGGCTTCATACCTGCATAGTTATTCCAAGAGACAGTCTGATCAACTATCTTTTAGAACCGCCTTAAACACATACCACAAGCCTGACCCACCGAGGTGGATAATCTGCGCAATTGGACAGTGGCTCAAGGGCAAACCCCCTGATCTATAACCTAAACTAATTCGCAAGGAATTAAATATGTCTAACGCAACTCCCTCACGACTAGGTCAAGCTGACTTAGCTGGTGACGTACAAGCTATCTTTCTAAAGGTATTTGCCGGTGAAGTATTAACCGCATTCGAAACTAGCACAATCATGAAAGGCCTGACTCGTCAGCGTCAAATTACTTCGGGCAAGAGCGCCAGCTTCCCAGCCATGTACAAGGCCAGCACCGAGTACCACACTCCAGGTGCAGAAATCCTCGGTAACGCAATTGCTCACAACGAAGTTGTAATCAGCATTGATGATCTACTGATCTCTGATGTGTTCGTTGCCAACATTGATGAAGCAATGAACCACTACGATGTACGCTCAACTTACACTACTGAAATGGGTCGTGCTCTAGCACTTGCCTATGACAAGAACGTAGCACGTAACGTTATTAAAGCTGCACGTGGTTCAGCACTCTTCACTGGTGACCAAGGTGGTTCAGCTATTACTGACGCTGACTCTGACACTAACGCAGCTTCTCTGGCTGGTTCTATCTGGACTGCAAAGCAGACCCTTGAAGAGAAAGATGTGAACGTTGATACAACTGACGTTAACGCCGTTCTAAAGCCTGCTCAATGGTATCTCTTGGCCC